GGCTACCTCACCACTCGATCTACTTAATTTATATACGGAGTTTCGTGCCACTCCTGCGGGGGCTGACATCGGTGTAGATGCCTTTGTGCGAATGCCGTTGAAGCTAATTCACGAACTCATTCGGCTCGGAGGTGAGCGCGAAAAAAGGGTTGCAAACATAGGTTCAATCACTACGGCAAAGCTGACCGGGATAATCTTGACGATTGCCCAAAGTTTCAGCAAGAAGAAAGCCGTCCCCCCGTCAATTGATGCGTATTTACCCTTCCCGCTTGAGGAGGATAATGCATTTATGATTGAAACTAAGGAGATTTATAAGCGGCTAATTGCTCAAAGGAAACTGCCGCTGCACGTTATTGCTGATTTAAACAAAGTAGTTAGTCCTTGACGATAAACTTAAATTAAGGCGAGGAATGTAAGTGGCTGACAACAGGTTTGAATACGACATTGTTGTCAACGTCAGTAAGGCGATAAGAGAGACTGCAAAATTTACGCAAGCGCAGCAGAAAAGTATTCAGCGGATTGAGAAGGAAAATAGAGGTCTTGATCGATCATTAGTAAAGCAGCGGAAGGAACTTTCAATAGCTCGTCGTGAGCTTGCAAAATATTCTGCTGGTAGACATGCAGATTCTGCAAAAGCTGCAGAAGCTGCAGCAGCACACGACCGACTATCAAAGTCGATCAGTGAGACGACAGACCAGATTCGTCGAGGCAAGCGCCAGATTGCCGAGCATCGCCGGGAACTAGAAAAGCTCCAGAGAACAGCAGAAAAGGGCATCAAGATCAAGCCCTCGCGGCAGCAGTACTTCGCCCCTATTGGGCCTCAACGTCCCGGCGCTCCCATGCTGGGGCCAGGGTTGCCCAGCGCCACAGGAAGAAGAGCAGGTTTCGCTCGCGGCGCTCAAAACGTGCGTGCTCAGGCTTCAGCAAGTTTTTCTGCTGTGGGTGCTGCTGCCGGTAGTGGAGGATTACTAGCTCCCCTGGCGTCGGGAGCCTTTTTGCAGCAAACGATTTCTGGAGCAACTGATCTCGCTTCTCAGCGGAAGAAATTAGAACTTCTCAGCAGTGCATACGGAGAATATGATCAGGTTCTTAAAATTGTCAAAACGAGTGCTGATACATTCAATAAATCTCAGAGAGAAGCCACTACCGAGTTTGCAAACGTATTCGCCCGTCTGAGGCCACTTGGAGTAAGCCTGAAAGATATCAAAGGTGTATACGAAGGCTTTAATACTGTTGCCATTGCAAGTGGTGCTACATCAGAGGCCACAAGAATCGCATTTATGCAGTTGAGTCAGGCCATTGGTTCTGGCCGGTTGGCAGGAGATGAATTCCGTTCCGTCAGTGAGCAGATCCCTGGTGTTTTGATTCCTATCGCTAGGGAGATGGGTGTCACGGTTGGAGAACTTAAGGAGCTGGGATCAGAAGGCAAGATTACCTCTGATGTAATCATCAATGCCTTGAGTGGCAGCCTTGGAATGACCACCGAGGAGATCAAGAAATTTGTTAGAGAGCAACCGGCTGGAAAATTCAAAGCTTTCAGCAATGCAGTATCAGACCTTGCTGTAGTAATTGGTGATGCGTTAATGCCAGTGGCTTTGGCAATCGTCGAAACGCTGACTGGATTGATAGATATATTCCTGAGACTGCCAGATCCAGTTAAAAATCTTACCGGACTCGCGGCAGGACTGGGTGCAGCGTTTATAGGGGCCAATGCTGCTGCTATGGCGTTGAATACCACTCTTAGCGCCAAACTTCTCATCACCCTTGGTGCAGTAGCCGGAAAAGTTGCGCTTGTTCTTGCTCCCTTGGTGGCCTTGGGTCTAGTCCTTGAGGAAAATAAGCAACGTAAGGAATCATTCGATGAGGCGATGGCGTCGGATGATGTGGAGGTTGTCGACGCCAAGATCAAGGAAATAACAACCAATATTTCACAAATGGAACAAGCCCTCAAGACCATTGAGGGAGCTGAGTACTACAAAGGTCAAGCTAGTGATGCCGAAAGCATTAAAAAGCAACTTAAAGAAGCCAAAGAACAGCTTGATTTACTCACAGGACGTAGAGAGCTGTTCTTAGAGATATCTTTTGGCATCAAGGATTTCGACAAGATGGGAGCTGGCTTTGATGCGGAGTTAGACAAAGAGTTAGAAAAACTCGGACTTAAGCGAAACAAGAGTGGACCCGTTACACCAATCAAGCGCAAGGGTGGATCAGGTCTTTCTGAAGCTCAACGCTTAGATCAAGTAAGTGCAAATAATGCACTTCGTCTTGTCCAGAAAAGGGCGCAAATTGCTCTGAAGGTTGCGCGTGATGAATACGCATTACGAGCTGAGCTTGAACAGTCGAACCACAAATTACAAGAAGGCAATCTTGTAGGTATTGCTAGGCAGCAGCAGGCGATTCTCAATGCACGGATTCAGGCCGTTCGACAATTAGAGCAACGTCAGCAGCAACTACAAGATGAAATTACAAGTGCTCAGCAGAAACTGGATGCAGCGGTATTACGAAGAGATCAGGCAGTCGGCCCCGTAGATCGAGCAAGGGCTCAGGGGGGTGTAGACATTGCTAGGGCAGAACTGTCAGGAGCAAATCAAAGACTTGGAAATTTCAATGCTTCGTCTGGAACGATGCTGGGGAATATTCAAGAGGGTGTGGCGCAGCAGTCAACTGAAGCATTCAGGCAACAGACCCAGCAGACGTTGAACCAAGTTGCGGCACTACGCAAACGCAATGAGCTGATTGCACAGGGTGCCTCTCCTGAAGTCATCGAGGGGGAGCTGGCGAAGTTTGAGATTGACCGAATGGCCCGTATCCAGCTCCAGGGGTTGAACGTCGATCAAAACCTCAATGCAGATGCAATCGCCAGGGTCAAGACCGAGGCACAGAATGCCAAAAACGCTATCGATGAATTGACGGCTGCACAGCAGACGGGTTCAACGGCGATTCAGGACTATATCCAAGCGTCAGAGACTTTCGTGACGGATATTCAGGCCAGAATTGTCGATATCGCTTCAACTATCGAGCAAGGAATTGGCACTGCAATTCAGGGTGTCGTCGACGGCACACTTACTGCTTCTCAGGCGTTCGGTCAGTTCTTCGAGAATGTAGGCAAGGCGTTCCTGCAGATGGCAGCGCAGATCATCGCGAAGTTGATTGTTATTAACCTGCTTAAGGCCGCCTTGGGCTTTATGGGCGGTAGTGGCTTCGGAGGAATGCCTGGTGGAGTCGGGTTAGGGGACGGCACTAATGGAATTGTACAGAACGCTTTCGGCTCGAAGTTCGGCACGTTCGGTCCCAACTTCGGTATTCCTCAACTAGCCAAGGGTGGCATCGTGACAGGCCCCACAACCGCCCTGATCGGCGAGGGAGGCATGAATGAGGCAGTTGTACCTCTACCTAATGGCAGGGCTATTCCTGTCGATATGAAGGGCGCTTCCGGCGGCAATGTGAACAGTAACGTCACTGTGAATGTCACTAACGAGGGCGACGGAGGTAATACTGACCCAGATGGCCCCGCTAAACTCGGTAAAGCGATTGATACCGCTGTCCGTAAAGTGATTATGGATGAGCGACGCTCTGGTGGGCTTCTTTATTCAGGACGATAATTATGGCTCTACCCCTGGCCCTTGATTTAGTTTTAGACGTTCAAGAAAAACACACCCATAGAGTTCGGAGTTTTGGCTATGGGGATGGGTACGAACAAATACAGCCGGATGGCATTAACACTCGTTCCCGTGAGTACAACATCACCACTATCCCTTTCAGTCAATCCACTTATATCAGTTTCAAAAGAAACCTTGACGAAGTTTGTGTGGGCGAAACTTTCTTGGTTGAATCTTTAGAGCCATTCATACCTCGCGCATCCGCAGAGGCAGCTCATTTTCGCCTTGTCGATAATACTTATAGTGTTTCCTATTTGCCTGCATCAGACAAGTACCGATTTACATTCGTCCTTAAAGAAGCATTTGTCAGTTAAATCGCATTGATATGGGACGTTATTACGACGAAAAAATCAGTCTTGATGGGCTAGATCCTGCTAATCCTCTTTTCGGCCCTGTTATTCAGGCTGCAGAAGAAGTAGATCGGAAAGAGAGCGAGTTCTATCGACTTCGCAGAGATCTTTTTACGGAGATGAACTTCGGCTCTTTCAATCGAGACGAGGTGCAGGTCGAATTCAACTATGTGGCTGCCGTTCCGAATGTTTCGGTCTGGAATTTTAGAAACACATTCAACAGTGTCAATCCGAGTTCTTATTCCGGGAGTGGACTAACTCGACTCGTTAGGGATTCGTTCGATAAAGTCGACTTTTCGAGTCCTCTCGCTGATGTTTACGATGTTGAGGAGGATGATGATGGAGATGACGTTTTTACTCAAGCCACGGATGTGCATCTCTACCCAGTGGGTCGTGGAGAGCCCAATGTAGACACCTTATTTACAAACCTAAGAGTTTTCACGTCGAATAATTTTATTAGTAAGTCTCCACCATATTTTGAGTTTGTTGATGATGACACAGTAGACGACCCAGGGTATTATCCCCTTTTTGATGTCTATGAAGGTTTCGGCGAAGTCCCATATCACTGGCAACCCAAGTCAGGTTTTACATCACAACAATTACAGATTATGTACGCGGCGGGGAATGCTTTTAATTCGATTGTAGGACCCGCAATCAATGACTTTGAGTCAAAATATAATCAATATCTCAGTTCAGGTGGAGGTAATTTAGACGAGGATTTCTATACCGGGGGGACCCCTAACGCACCATGGCAGAACTTTCAGGGTTCATCAGTTTCGTATAACAGGCCGCAAAATCTACCGGCATCACTTATTAAAGAAGCTAGGGGGTTGTAATCATGAGCCTTAAGAGCGACGCTGCTATTGATTTATACTCAATCGACATTGGATCTACCCGTACAGCAAGGAACTGGAACGGTCCTATTCATATGGTCCCTGCTCATCAAAGTGATGGGAAAAAGGTTTCGTATGTCAACGCTGCTGGATCTAACACCAGCCAAATAATTACTTATAACCCTACTCATCTCACCGTGAATGGTTTTGAGATCGCAGGTTCAAACAAGCTCCCTCAGCCGAAAGCTACTTTCAGCAATATGGATGCGTTCTTTACGGATATCAATAGAGCATTTGATGATTTAGTGGGCTTCAAGCTTGTCAGGACCAGAACCTATGCCAAGTTTTTGAAAGCCGTTGATGGTGTTACACAGTCTACTTTTAATGGAGACGCTCACTTTCAACCTGACATCTGGATGTTCAATCGCAAGATGGAAGAGAACAATCAGTTTTGTGTCTATGAGTTGGCGTCTTTATTTGATGTAGAAGGTATCCGTTATCCTCGCCGTAGGATGTATTCCAATTACTGTCCTTTTATTTATAAGGGGCCTGATTGCCAGAACACCAGTAGTTTTCAGACCTGCGGTAAAACGCTTGCTCAGTGCCGCGAAAGGTTTGCACAAACTGGTGGTGACTTGAGGTTTGGCGGATTCCCTACTGTCAATTAGAGATGTCCAAACTACATATTGATATTGCTAAGGCTTGTCTAAAAGAGAGTGAAATTGAAGCTTGTGGATTTGTTCGCGGTTCTGAGGTCATACCTGTCAAAAACATATCCGATGAACCGGACACTTCATTTGCAATAGATGCGAGAGATTATTTGAAGTACTCGTCGGATGTTATCTACCATTCACATCCAGTAGGCGATAATGGTTTTAGCGAGCAAGATATTGTAGTCGCATCCAACCTACGTCTTATCTCTTATGTTTATGTAGTCGAGGTAGATAGATTAGAGCGTTTCTCTCCCGATAGTGGAATAACAGTTTTTGAGAATGTACTAGGCCGATGATGGAGATCACATTTGCAGGTGAAGTTGCTCGCAGGTTTGGAGCCAAACATCGATTTGCTGTAACAACGCCCAATGAAGCTATCCGTGCGTTGTGCCAGCTACTACCGGGTTTCCGAGCTTTTCTGACCTCTGCTCATGAAAAGGGCATCTTTTTTCAGATTATTACTTCAAACCAGGAAGAGGGTATTACTTATGACGACTTGGAGCTGGGCTGCCAATCATTCACTCTCGTCCCTGTTATTACAGGTAATTTCTTCGGGTTGTTCGGCGGAAGTGGCGGTGGTTTTCTGTCAATTCTGGCTGGTATCGCCTTAGTTGCTTTTGCAATGACCGGCTTCGGTTTTGTTACCTTCGGCGGTATCGGAACCATTTCTGCCGGAATCCAGACTGCAACCATGGCTTTAGGTCTTGGGTTGTTATTTACGGGTGTTGCGTCTTTGTTCGCGCCGGGTGCTCCCACAGGATCAAAGAATATACGTGAGGGACGTGATGCTGATGATGCTGTGTCTGGTGGTGCCGCGCCTGTAGCTGCTAACGGTCAACCCATTCCGCTTCTGTTCGGTGAGTACCTCGTTTCTCGGATGCCCGTCATTTCCTCTTATATCAAGGACAATGAGGGGTTTTACATGGGTTTGGTTTCTGAGGGGGATATTGAAGGATTCGCATCCGGCGGTGCAAAGGAGAATCTTTATCTAGATGGTTTGATCGCTAAAAATAGCGTTCTATCAAACGTCGAATTAACCGATGGAACTCAGACCAGCAAGGTAATTACTAATGTTGATTCTGCTGGATTCAGTATTTCAGTCAATGCTCCATTCAACCCTCAGGGTGGCGACTACGACGACAACGATAACTCTGTAGCAAACAGCCAGGTCACCAGAACTTTCACACAAGCTGAGGCGGACTTTGTCCGTGTCCGTCTCTCTGTTGGTCCTTGCTTCCAATCGAGGACTAGAAGTAACAAAGATGGTTCAGAGCAGAACTACAGGGACTACACCGAAAAGGACGGGTCTGGAGGGGCGGACAACCCGACCCACATGGTAATTCGTATTTTTGATGGGGATGGCAATCTCCGGCATGACAAGGATGATTTGATCTTCGAGCTACAAACTTCAACCAAACTCCACGAATACGAATTCGATATCAGTGGATTTCCTACTCCCATCTCTATACAGGTAACCAGGGTCGATAGAAGGGGGCCTAGAGGCCCTGTTACAGACACCGGTAAGACCAGTCAGCGTCAATATTCCTGGACTAAAGGTCCGGTTCAATGGGTCTCCGCCGATGTTAGGTGGGCAGAAAAACTCGTTTATCCGTTCTCGTCCCTACTTGCACTACGTTTTCGAGCGGGTGAATTCTCCCGGTTCCCACAGGTCCAGGTGCGTCTGAAGGGGCTCAAGCTCCCTACTATCAATTCAAGTTTGCAGGTTAAGTACGCCTATAGCAATAATCCTGCTTATGTATTGTTGGCGCTTCTTACTGACCCTCGATATGGAGCAGGTCAGCGTGTTTACACCATCGACGGTGTTCAACACATTCAAGCTGGTATCAGGATGCGCGATATAGATCTAGCATCATTCAAGCGGGCCGCTAAATATTGCAACAAGCATAAGATTGAATTCAACGGGTACGTCAACAGGGATTCTGATGCATTGGAGTTGTTCCGAGGTATTGCATCAACATTCCAGGCGCAAATGATCTATGCAGGAGGTTTCATCACTCTTGTCTTAGACGAGGAAGTCACTAACGATGATGATATTAGAATCTATTCCAGTGCAAATACTATTGGTGACAGCTCGGGTGATTCTGCTGCCTCTCACTTTAGCTATGAAGGTAGTGCTCGTAGGGCTAGGTCCACCGCCGTCGAGGTGAGTTACATCGAGCCCGCTGAATTCTATAAAGAGCGCAAGACACTTATTGAGGATGCAGAACTGATTGACAGGTATGGATATAACCTCACGAATGTCCGTGCTTTGGGCTGCACCAATGAGGATCAGGCCAGACGTATGGGTCGTTACACCCTCGCTTCTAATACCCTCTCAACGGATACTGTCTCATTCAAAGTTGGCCCTGATGGAGCAATGTTGATTCCAGGTGATATTTGCCTGATCCTCGACCCCCTGAAAACTGGACTTGTATCTGGTGGTCGAATTAAAGGCACCACCAGTTCAACGATATTGACTGACCGCCCACTTACCAACACTGATTATTCAGGTTCTTGTTTTGTTTATGTATATGGTCAATCAGGTGTTGCCAAGAAATACCCTGTGACATCTGTCTCGACCACAGGTGTTATTTCAATTGCGGGTTCCTTTGGCAGCGACCGTCCGACCACTATGGACATGTGGGGGATAGTTAAGGAAGAGCCTAATCAGCAATCTCGCAAAAATCCTATGTATCGCGTCCAGTCTGTCAAGGAAGAGGGGGATGGAACTTACTCTGTTATTGGTATTAAGTATGACAAGGCTAAGTTTCCGTTTGTCAACGGCGGTGATTCTACGACTCTGAAATCTGGAAATTACAGTAGATCCTTCAGCGCCTCCAGAAAACTAACAGTCAATCCTGCAAAAATTTCATTCTCACTACGTACCCCTGACTAATGTCGGCCAATCCAGAGCAGTTGATCACTATTACATGGGAAGCCCCATCCTCCCCTGGTTATTCAACATGCGATGCAATAGTTCCTGGTTTTATCTTTGGTACTGACGAGCTTGACTCAACTGTTGAGCGGTATGAGCTGGAGGTCTTTAACAACACGCTGGGAATCTACATTAATAAGGGCTACTTCTATACGAATCAGGCTGAGTTCAGAGCGGCAGATTTAGGGGACGCTAAAGTTAGAATACGAGCTATTACAAGAGAAGATATTAAAAGCGATTGGGCTGAATCCGCTACATTTTCTTTGTATGGCTTCACCACATATTTTGGTGATACCAGGAACACAATCTTTTTGAGCTTTGTCTAATGTCACTGTACGGGCGCGATGCAAATGGTAATGATGCCTATATCCGTGGCACGGGTGCTGGCACGACAACTGATGGGCACGTTACTTTTCACGATTCGTTCTCTAGTGAAGTTAAATTCAAAGCCGTTGATCTAACCGCGTCTGGTGACCTAGTTGCATCAGTAGCTTCCACTACTCTCAGGGTTTTGAGTTTCAGCCTAAGCAGTGACGCACCTTGTACCGCTCAGTTTCAGAGCGAGGCTACTGACGATATTTCTGGCAAATTCTATCTAAATGGTGGTCAATCAATCACACAGAGTAGTGAGTTAGGTCTTTTCGAGACTGATACAGGTGACAAACTAAACCTTGTCATCACTGAGGAAAGTTTGCCTGTTCGTCTTGTGGATGCAACCACAGATGCACTGACTGTCGAGTCACATGGCTTGAAGTTCCGTGATGCCGTCAAGGTCACAGCTTCTACTACTCTTCCAGGTGGATTGGTCGCCGGTACTACCTATTTCGATGTTGAAGATACTGTCGACACATTTAAGTTGGCGACTTCTAAGGAGAATGCTTCGCTCAATCCGCCGACCGTCGTTGATATTACTGATGCTGGTGTGGGGACAATTTCTGTCTCTAGAGCAGCAAATGTCGGTGTAACCCTCAGTTATAGGGAGGTGGCGTAATGACCCGTGTTTTCGGCCAATTATTTGCAGATGGGCGCGATGGCCATCTGATCGTAAAGCCGTCTAAGGCATTCTTTGGATGTAGCAAGCATGAAAGACAATTTGATGTAAGTCAAGGTGCTATTGACTTTGAGTTGCAACCAACTCCACCGAGAATTCACTATCTCATCGCTTTCAAAGATAGAGGTGACTTCACGCGCCCTGAATTTACGTTGAAGTGGGTTATCCCCTCGCTTGCCAGCTATGACGTAAGCCCAGGAGCTGATAACACACCTGAAAAAGCCGCACCTGCTTCTCCTAGACCCACCGTTTATGAGCGTGTACAACTGAAACGTGTTGCAGGTGAGCTTATTGAGTCACTAAGCGACAATGAGATCCTAGAAAATAGACTTTCTCAAGCACAGGACCGGGTCAGTGATCTAGAGAATGAGCTAAGTGCTTACAGACGTTCTACTGATCTAGTCTTGTCTGATCGGGATAAAACAATTGCTCAGTTACATGAGCAAAACGCACCTGTAGTAAAAACTGTTTACCTTGACAAGCCAGTTCCGCCCAAGGCTTTGCATGAACGAATTCAGAGGTTAGAGCAAGAAAATAAGCGGCTAATTGAACTTAATGCCGAATATTATAAATCTGTCGTAGAACTCTATCAGT